GCTCCCCCTTTTTCATTGTGATCTCGCCGCTATGTGGTGCATCAGGTACGGCAACACTGCCCGCTGCGACGGTCGCCGTAATGGACGCTTCTGCATCCTCAGACACTGCACCCGAACGGCTAATTGCGCAGATCGTAAAGGTATATGTCCCTGAATTCGCGATAAAATAGGTGTAGCTCGTCCCTGCGATCAGCTCGGTGACAGGAAGTCCCATCGGATCATCTTTGTTGTAAACCTGATAACCGAGAAGATCTTTCTCCCTGTTCGCGTCCCATTTCAACCGTAGGACGCTGCTGTTCGCCGCATCCTGCACAATCTCAAAACCCGTGACCTTAGATGGTACTGCTGTGCTTTCCGCAGTAATATTCACTTTCTTCTCGACACTCCCCGCGCCGAGTCCGAGATCGTTGTAGCAGGTGACGCGAACACGATATTCCCCAGACGGTTCAACGCTCGCAATCACCGCGCGTGTTGCCGTCCCATCATAGACGGCATGTACGGTAAATTCTTTCGACTCAACGCGCCGGTACTCTACTTTGATCTGCTTCGCTGCCATACCGCGCGGCAGTTGCCACGATGCAGCGAGGTCATAGAGTTTTGTGCCATCAGGCAGCGTCCGCACATCTGGTGTAACGATAAGATTCTGCACCGTGAGCGCGTCGCTCCCTGTCGTGTAGTCGATGATCGGCACGTCGCTGTCATCGCTTGCGTAAAGCTCTGCATAGTATTCCATGCAGGTGATCTTGCGCGTCTGCTCCGTCATGCCCTTCGTGATCGAGAGCACCCGGAACGGCTTCGCCTCCTTCGTTGCCTCGCCGAAGGTATAGAGATCCCCGGACACAATCTCTGCCGCCTGTGCGAGAGTCACAACTGCGCCGGATACGCTCTGCGCCTCGTAGGTATGGAGCACGTCTGTCTTGCTGTCGCGTACCATGAGGCGGTACTGTTTACCCTCTGCCATCGTGACGGCACGATCGAGCGTAACGGCAGCACCATCAACACTGACGACGCGCCCGCCGCTGCCCCACTCCGTCACATCATGCTGCAGGAGGATCACATCGCCGATCGTGCAGGCAATCGCGTCGACAAAGGCATCAAATGTGCACGTCCGCAGCTCGTATTTATTGGCGCGGAGGGCGTGCTTGCCGTGCGCGTACGCCTGTTTGAGATCGGTGCAGCCCATCAGCTCGATCTGCGTCGGCGTGGCAAGCGCCTCGCTCGCATCGTAGTCATCGCTGAACACGGGAAGCACATCGCGCTCGTAATTCTTCGCAGCGTTCATAAAAGATATCTCTATGACATTCGCGCGCCCCTGCGTGCCCTGAAATTCCTCCTTAAAGCTGTCCTGCTTGATATTGCCGACCGTGAAGAGCTGCGAGGGCTGCGCCGCATAATCATAGACGCAGGTAAAGCGCGTCCCCTGCATGATGACTTTTCCGCGCCCGACCGTCTCCGGATAGCGCAGCGCCTCCCACGTCTGCATAGCAGAATCATAGATGTAGTTGAACGTGTAGCCCTTTGCCGAACACTGCTCCGCCCATGCCTTGAACATATCATAGGAGAGACGTTCCGCAGGCTCACCGCGCACAATGTAGCGCTCGCCGATCTTCCTACACTGATGCAGGATGTCGTAGCACGCCCACGCGGGATTATCCGCGCGTTTTTCCTCATACGCTTTGCTGTACGGATTCCAAACGTAGACCTTCGAGCGTTCCTGTACCCATGTCACCGTAGGATCGTTCCCGCTCAGCTGCTCCGTCGCAAGTGCACGGATGCCGATGAGCGCTTTGCCCGGATGCACGAAGTCATCATAGACGATCTGCGTAAGCTGAGACCAATAGACACGATTGACATAGCGGACGGATGTGCCGCCTTTGGATACGCAGCGCATACGTACTTCGTACCGCCCAGGGGGCAAGTTCTCAAAGCGATAGACGCGGTAAATGCTTTTATTCGTCGCATCACGAATAGAGCCATTGTGTTCGCCTCCGCCTATCAACATTCTTCCGATGGATGTCACCCACTCATTACCCCTGCGCGTCAGAAATGCATCCGTCCCCGTAGTATTGCAGAGAGGCAGCCTCATCCATTCTGCATTACTGCCAACAATGCGACATTCTGCTGCAAGCGCAATGCTTGTCGAGTCAAGCCCGCCACTGTCATTGCTGTAGTAGAGTCCATTCGGCAGTGCAACAGTTAACTCGATGCCCGTGCACTCGTTGCCCTGTACCTCATGTGTCGACCATGCTTCCGTGAGCTCATAGTTCAGCTGCTGATCGGCGTAGGAGTCCGCAAAGTTCGGAATAACTGCCTGATCGTTTGTCCCGAGGCGGACGTCAATCTGCACGTCCTTGTAATTGCTGATGGGGTTTTCGTTGATACGGATGTTTCGGATGTCCTGCAGCTCCCCCTCGCCCGCGCAGTAGAGGAGATGGAGATACTGCCGCGCACCGTCGCTGATGATATGGCGCGAGAGCAGGACACCGCCCGACTTCATCACTCCATAGGTAATAGCGAGCGGATGCCCCTGCCCCGTGAGCGTCGACGTCCCTCCCCAGCCGTATGTCTGCGATTGCTCCGTATTGCTCATGTCAATCCGTGGACGGTTGAGCCTGGAGACAAGAGAGCCGCCGATCATGCCGATTGCAATGGCCGTCACCATGCGCCATCCAAAAGAGAGCCCTCCAAGGAGTGCACCACCTGCGATGCCCGCCGTCACAAAGGACAGACCGAGCGAGAGAATCATCCCAAGAGCCTTCCCCTCAATATGCGGGACAATAACGACGCAGTCACCATCGACTGGTACGGTATCCGGCTCGCAGAGCATGCCATTGATGGAGTACTGCCACCGCCCAGGCTCGTTAAAATACGAGCGCAACGGCATGCCGTCCCGGCAGACAACCTCCTGCATATCCCGTTTCGTCACGTCAAAGGGGTTGCGCACGATGACGAGCTGTATCATGTTTTTCCTCCTTTGTAACGATAGATGCCCATAATGCGCCGCCGATAGCGCTCCACCTGCTCCACGCAGACGCCCGCATACTCCGTAGAGTGCAGGAACTTTCCGCCGCCAAGATAGATACCGACGTGATCGGCTGCACGCCCCGTGAGATTCATGGCAAGGATATCTCCCTCACGCGGCTCATCATGCACGGACATCCACTCCGAAAGCCCTACATCAGATGGAGCGCCGCTCATCCAGTAGTCTGTATAGGGGCGCAGCGTAATCCCCTGCGCGGCGTAGTATGCGGCAACCAGTTCCCAACAGGGCAGCTCTGCCCATGTCTTGCCCACAAAATCATGGATTGTTGGATGCATAGAGACCTCCCTGCGGTATTGTCGCTTCCCCGCCGAATCTTTCGTTATTCTTCAGCTCGCGGCAGCGCTTGAGCGTTTTATTGCACTTGCTCGCGGCGCCCTTGTAGCCGCACTCAATGCCCTTGAACTTGAATGGGCAGTAATCTTTCATCATGCGGATGGGAGGAAAGCGCCGCGTAAACGAGAAATCCGTGCCGAGCGTGAACGTCACCCACTCCACATCACAGGTAACGCCCGTCACAACGAAATGCTCCTCAACCTCTGCAACGTCGGGGATATCTGTATGATACACACGGATAATGACCTTACAGCCGCCAAGCCCATTATGCTCCTCGACGCAGCGCTGTATTGTACCGGTCACGTTGGATACGCTGAGCTTTACATTCGGCAGTTCTTTGCCGTCCTCCGTGATGTCCTCAAGCGAAAAAGGGAAGGCGACGTACTCCTGCCCGTCAAGCGTAAGGTTCTCTGTGTTATTGACGAGATAGATCGGACTGCCTGGAATCTGCGCCTCAATGGCGAGAAGCCACACGCCGCTGGTAGAGAGTTTATTTTTCTCGATGATACTTGCCTGTGATAGATTGAGCATATTACGCCTCCGTCAGTTTGATGCCGCCCTCCCAGTACCCATGATTCGTGCACGAGAAGGAGAAATCCCCGTCAAAGCGCACGTAAAATACCTTGCCGGAGAAAGTACCGCCCGCCCCCGTTGGATATGTCCAGCGGAATGGGACGGCGCCGTTCACTTCATGATAGAATGCACGCAGCTTCTCATAGTCCCGTTCCGGCAAAGCCGTCCAAGAGAGTTCAAAGCTCATCGGCGTGCGCGTAAAGCGTTTGCGGGCGATGATGACTTGATTCTCCATCTTACCTTTGAGCGCCGTGTCGGGAATCGTCTCCTTGATCGGATAGATCGGCGGTTTAATGCCTGGAAAATCCATTTACACCGCCCCCTTAATCACGTCACGCATCCCGTTACGATTCGTCGCAATGGCATCGATCATGATGGATGTCACCCACTCGTATCCGTTAAATTTCGTCTCTGCCGTCCCCGTCATGCGCTCGTTGGTATTGTTGTTGACAATCACGCGGATATTCGGCGCAGCACCGCCACCGCTTGGCAGGGAGTTGAGGATGCGCCCCGGCTGTGTTGGTCTGAAAATTTCGGGGCCGCGTTCACCGACGAGATACGTCCTGCCAGAGGCGACGGGACCACCCGTCGCGCGTGCCCCAGCAACATCTGCCGTTGCTCCTCCCTGCACGCCAAACATCCCGCCGCCGGGAAAAATCATCGAAAGCCATCGCGTTATCATTTGATTCATAAGGAATTTCACGATGGAGCGCACCATGTTCTGAAGCATATCCGAAAACGAATCCGCAAGGCCGTCGAATCCATCCGTCAACACATTCATAAATCCGTTTGTGAATCCGTCTGCCATCGACGTAAAGAGCGAATCTGTCATTTCCTTCATCTGTGCGCCTGTATCACGGAGCCGCTCATATTGCTCCTCAAGCGTTGCCCGGAGCGCCTCCTGCGTCGTCCGCGGGGATTTACGCATCGCCTCCACTCGCTGCTGATCGAGGCGTGCCATCTCTGCCGCCGCCCACTGCTCCACTGCGACGCGTGCCTCCGCGGAATCCTTCGTCATGGCGACTTCTTTCAGGCGGTTTTCCTTCTCACGGTTGAGCTTTGTCACACCGATCTGATATGTCGC